CTATTTTACCCTCTTCGGTTACATAGGCTGTTTCATCCAAAGCCAGAACAAAGTCCAAAGCTTCCTGTTGTGTTAGCTCAGTGAAGCTCCAAGCCTCTAGGTCTGTTGGTTCACCTGTAAAGTAACCGAGAATCCTTGCTCCTTTAGTAACATCACCTTCGGCGTAACCTGCTTCTGCTCTCTCAGCCTGTTCAGCAATCGAAGGCTCTGGCCCTGTTCCATATTTAGGGTCATCAAAGTTCAATATCCAAGTTGCGTATTTCACAGACCTAGCTCCTTCTTGCTCTCTTGCACTGATTCAATTAGCTGCTCTAAAACTCCTGCTTGCTCCATCGCTTCAATGTGAGCAGGATTCACTCCCGATCCGCCCATCAACATAGCTTCGGCGTTCTTGGTCAATCGCTTCTGCCAGTATTCGGGTTGAGCTTGTTCAATCTCTTCTCTGGTGTATTTCCTATCAAAGCCTTCCCAGATTTTGATTAGGTGATTGAGTTCTCTCTCTGCACCTATCATCGCCAACCGAGTCTGCCTAAGACCTATTTCCTTTTCCTGAGCTTTGAGTTCATCAAGTTCATCGCCTGTCTTGCGTAGGCGTTCAATCTTTAGCTCTTGTTTCTTTACCGCAATTTGAGCATGTTGATATTTTGAAATCATGTCTTGAAGCTCGATGCAGGTTTGGTAATACTGCATTTCTTGCGTGGCATGTTGCCCTAAAACAAATCGCTCTAGCTGGAACTTTGAGCGAGGTTGTTGAATCTCTGCTATGGCTTGCTCTATTTGGTCAAGCATTTTGAAATCCTGCATGAAAGCCTCGTTCAGTGCTAAAACTTGTTCCTGCACTTCTTGTATCGGAGGGAAAAGCAAACTTGTCAATGCTTGTGAGGTATGAACTGTCCAATCCACCTGTGAAGTAGCCAGCAACAGCGGGATTTGCAAAACCAGCATTAGCTCTTCTTTGAACCGAAAGACCTGTTCCTAAAGTTGACCTAGAATCTGAAGGGAAGGCGAATTTGTCAACTGTCAAACTTGTAGTTTCATTTCCAGCTGTATATCCTGCAACTCCAGGATTTCCAAAGCCGCCATTATTACCTCTTGCAACTGACATACCTGTGCCTAAAGTTGACCTAGAATCTGAAGGGAAGGCGAATTTGTCAACAGTTGTTGACCTGCCACTGGGTCTAATTCCACCTGCTGCGTATCCAGCAACTCCTCTATCTTCAAAAGCGCCTAGCTCTCTAGAAGTGGTTGATAATCCTGTTCCTAAAGTGCTTCGACCATCTGAAGGAAAAGCAAACTTGTCAACAGTAGCAACTGCGCTACCGCTCTCTCTACCACCCGCAGCATATCCAGCGACTCCTGTATTTGAAAAGGCAGCTAAATCGCTCCTTGCGCCTGACAAGCCAGTAGCTAATGTTGTTCTGGAATCATCTGCAAACGCTATCTTGTCAACAGTTGCAACTGTTGTTGAATCAATTCCACCTGCTGTGTATCCTGCAAATCCAACATTGAAAAATCCAGCTAGATTGCTCCTAGCAGCTGAAAGAGTTCCACTTGATGTTGACATAGTTTCGCTTGTAAATTCTAACTTTTCTATTGTTGCAGTTTTTCCTGAACTGGTGTTTCCACCTGCTGCATAGCCAGCAGCTGCTCCACCACCACCAGCAGCCGCCTGAGAGTTAAGAATACCGAGAAGAATAAAACTCATTTAGACCGCCCTTATGTTTCCGATTACCCTGTAATCATCTGTCCCTACACAAAGAATAGACACCGCTTCATATTGAGCCTACTGTGAAGCTTCCCGAAGTTGTTGATGTGCCTGCTCCTGCGATTGTTGCCCCATCGGTTGTGATGGTTAGGGCTGTTCCGTCTGCTAGGACTGAACATTGGTCTCCTACGCTGAAGTCTGTGGCTGTTGAAACTGTAAGGGTTGCATCAGCTGTCAACTGTAAATAAGTGTTTGCGTTTGCAGAGCTTAGAGTGACTGCTGTGCTTGCGCTTGTAGATACTGTGTAGTCAATTGCTTGTGCGTTTAGCGAGGTAACGATTGCGCCCCATGCACTGCCGTCGAAGACCTCTAAACTGTTAGTGTCATCGAGGTAACTGACCATACCTTCTGTCGGCGTACCGATTACTGTTGCTCTAGAAGCTGAGTTTGCGAATCTCATGACCGCTTGGTCTTGCAGATAATTGTTTACGTCAGCTGCGGTGAGGACTTCATTAGCCTCAAATACTTTTCTACCTAATCCAGCCATTACCTATCCTAAAGTTCCTATACCTAGCTTACCAAACGTCGGGTCATCTAATTTCAAAGCTAGAATTTGTGCCGACTCACCTTCTGCGAGCCTACCGTCATCTAGCTTACCAAAGACTGGGTCGTCTAGAACGAACGGCGTGAATAATAGTTCTGAGAAACCAAAGGTAACATAGTGCGAATCAACTCTTACTTGATGCTCTATGTTGATGATTTCTAAGTAGCGGGTGATTGTCGGCGGAATCCCATTTGGTGTGAATTTCGTCTCAACAACCGAACCGAGTTCAAGACCGAGTATCTCGTTTTGCTGAGCTTCGGTGAACTTGTGAAGGTCTATTTCTAGACTTTCAATGCGATATTCAGGCTGACTAAATCTAAGTGCATAGTTGACGGCAATATCTGCAATCTGTTGGTCAGTCTCTACTAACAAGTTAGTGACATCAAAGGTTCTCACACCATAAGTTGCTTGTGAGTTTATGTCAGAGGCAATAGCTGTTCCGCCGTCTTGTCTTGTAACAACTATCTCGTTGTAAAGGTTTTCAGAACCATAGATAACTCGCAGATTGTCAAAGCTAATTCCTTCTTCACCGAGTGTGACTAGGTCTGTGCTTCTAGCTACTCTGATTCGGTTGGTAAAGGCAATGTCACCATCTTTGTTTACGAAGATAGAGCCGGGTTCACTGTCAGCAACTCTTTGCAGGTAATTCAGTGCGTTTGTGTCTGCTGAAATCTCGTAAGAACCGAGTCTCTGTGTTGATGCCTCGATGTCACGCAGTGAGCTTGCCCAGTTGACTCCGGGTCTGTCTAGAATCCTGTTTATTCGTGCGTCAGCGGTCTCTGCAGGCGGTGTAAAGGCATTTAGTGTCTGCCCCGACAAAATGTAAAAGGCGTCAAGAGCAACCGCTGTCACCGTACTATCGCCATCAGGAGTGTAAGACAAATCCCAGTCGTCAATCCAGCCTGTGAACACCCTCTCCTCGTTAGAGGTAATACGCACCTCTCGACGAGGCACAATGTTGCCAAAGAACGGCGAATCTGCATACAGAGGGTCAAAGGCTCTGTCGTGATTGTTGAACTCTATATTTGCCTGAGCAGTTGGGTTGAAGGCGAACTGATTAGGACGACCTCTACGAACACTGACATTACGCACTCTGTCGGTAACGTCAAAGAAGATTGTTCCACCTAGACGATATTCTTCGTTGTCTAGTCTTCCTCGCTCGTCATCGTCTAAAACAAAGAAAGGTGCGATAGGGCTATCGGTTAGGTCAAAACCTATCTCTATCTTAGGGTTAGGTATCGCCAGCTGTCCGAGTGAAAGTCCGTTTCTACCAGCATAGTAGTTTAGCTCTTTAGCTACTGCTTCACCAGCCTTAGTTCCACCAGCTCTGTCGTTAGCAGTTACGTTTACAACAATCGGTCTGTCTCTGCCTCTAGATATAGCTCCGATAGCAGCCATGTCAGTGCTAATTCCTCCGCCAAAGAATCCGGGGAAAATACCTGTCTTTTCTTTAGCCAGTGCATTTGCAGCACGACCAATGTCATTTGACGCTTTTTGTATTTGTTTAGCCTGCATATCTCTAGCTGCTTTGTCAAAGATACTTCCGGGTCTACCTGTAGCTGGGCTTGTAGCTTTCTGTACAACGTCAGATAGCTTCTTAGTCTCTTTAGTGCTGCTCTTTACAGCGTCAGTAGTTCTCTTGACTTCATCGGCTATTTGGCTACCTCCACCTCCGCCTCCGTTAGTGCTTCCGCCTCCGCCTCCGCCTGTTGATGGAGGTGTGTAGCTAGGCTCTGTAGGCTCTACAGGCATGGCTGCTTTAGCTGCAGCGATTGCTTTACGAATGCCAGCTTCAAGAATTGACGTAAATGTATTTACGAAGACTGTAGCTAGGTCACGCGCGGTTTCTTCTAGCGCACCGAGTTGCGAGTCAAGACCTTCAATGATTCCGTTGACAAAGTTCTCACCTTCGCCGTACATAACCTGAGCGGTGTTCTCGCCTAGCTCTTTACCTAAATAGTCCGTTTACCTCGTTGACAGTCTCAGAACCACCGTCAACCAAAGCCTGTGCAGTCTCTCCACCAGCCTCAACACCAGCCTGTACTAGCTGGTTGAACAGCAGTGGGTCTAGACCGAGTTGACGTAGTGCCTTTAGGTTGTCTACGAATGTCCTTGTGCGCTCTACAACACCTCTAAAGCCCTCTACGAGCATGTCAGACTTGCTTGCAGCCTCCTGAATAGGCTCTACAAAGTCAGAAATGATTGTGACGCGGAAGTCTTTTAGATTCTTACCAGCCTGTACAGTGTCCTGTACAACCTTGGTCATGTCTATCTGCTGCGTCTCTTCCTGAGTGTTGCGCAGAATGTTTGTGATGTTTCCGGCACTGACAGTAGCGTTTCTAACGTCCTTCAGCAGTGCATCTGCAAGGTTACGACGGTTTAGTAGTTGGTCGCGCTGTCTTGCAATCTGCTGTAGCGCTCCGTACTCACTGCGTGCGTAGCTGATTAGGTTGTTGTAGCTTTCTTGCAGCAAGTAGCCGTTGTCAAAAGCGTCCTTGGCTTTTTGCTCTAGGCTTTCAAAGTCGTTAGTTACCTGACGCTCAAACTTGCCCATCTCACGCTCAAACGTAGGCAATGCATCCATAGAGCTTAGGAACTCAGTAAAGCCATCCCTTGCACTGAGTGCAGAGGCTTTGAAGCTGTCGAACTCTGCTTTCGCTTGGTCAAAGATTGCCTTTTGCCTGTCGTACTCTTCTTTTAGCTCGGCATTGTCTGCTTCAATACGTGCATTTATCTCTGCAAGACCTGCAGCCGTTTGTTCAAAAAGAACCTGTGCTTCTGCAACCGACTGCTTACCATTTTCAATGACGCGGTCAAAGACCTTTTCCCACTCTTCGCCAGCACCGAGTATTTGGTCAATAAGCCCTGAGGTAGCGCCAAGGTTCTCAAGCTTGATTTGCGCTTCTTGCTTCTTGACTTCATCCTTCATCTTTGAATAGAAGTCGGCTACTGCGTCTCTAGCAGGCGTAGTAGATTCTGTGACTGTCTCTTCAAAGCCAGCCATAGGGTCATAGACAAAGTCTTCTAGACCCTCTTCAATAGCGCGGATGCTTCGTAGTCCACCTTCATAAAGTCTTAGACCCTCAGCAGCCTCAGCAGCCTTGTCTGCGGTCTGACCGAGTTGAAAGTTTAGTTTAGGGAGCTTTTTAGTCGCTAAGTCATCAGTCTCTAGCTGGGCTGCAAACAGCTTTTCAGCCAAGAAGCCTACAGCAACGATGGCAGCACCAATACCAGAGCTGATAAGTGCTACACGAAGAATCCTGAATCTTCTAGTCGTGGTTGAAGCAGCGATTGACAATGTGTTCATCGCGATTGTCAAGCCCTGAATAACCTTTACAGTCACTCCAACTTGGAAGATAACTCGCCCAAGCTCGTAGAAGCGCTCGATGTTATTGGCAAGAATGTTACCTAGATTGCTAAAGAATCCAACAGCGTTTACAACACCTGCAACGAGGTTGTTCAGTACACGCTCTACCTCGTCAGTGTTTTCTGCGAAGTCAACAACGGTAGGAATAATGCGCTCAAAGATTTGTGCCAGTGCAGGTGCAAGCCTGTCAACAATCGGCGTCATAGCCAAAGCAAGGTCTGCGAATACAGGTGTCAGTTGCTGTCCGGCAACAGCCTGCATGTTCTTGAAAGTAGCCTCAAGGTTTTGCTGTGCTACGAATAGACTCTCTGACTGCCTTTGATAAGCTCCCTGTGCATCCCTAGAGCGGTCAAACAAGAACTCCAACCGAATCTGCTGGTCTGCTAGACGCTCTGCAGCTCCTGTAAGTCCCTCAAGCCCACGAGCAGCCTTCTCAGACTCAATCTCGTTCTGCTTCATGGCGACACCGAACTTCTCAATCGGGTCATACTCACCGCGGAACAGGGCGGTCATACCAAGCAAGGCTTCTTGTACGTCGTAACCGTAGGTAATAGATAGGTCAGTACCAAGTCTTACGAGGCGTTCAGTTAGGTCTGCAGTCTCCTGAATAGAGAAACCAGACTGCTTTAGAACCGAACCAAGGAAGGTAGTTGCCTGAGCTGCTTCGCTCTGTGACAAACCAAGATTTTTTGCCTCTTGAACAAAGTCCACCATCTGTGGCGTCGGCCAGACCCTGCATGTTACGTTCAAGGTCTCTAGACTGCTCAATAGCATCTCTAGCAAAGTCTGTTAGGAATCTTGCGCCCTGAAATACAGCAAAAGCAGCACCAGCCTTGAGAGCAGTGTTGCTGACGTTATTTATTGTTCCGCCGAGCTTTTGTAGGCTCTTTCTGGCTTCTTTGATTCCCTTGTCGTTAAAACCTGAGTTTAGGACGACCGCTAATTTTCTACTGACTGCCATTAGCTGTCCATCCTTCTCTTAATAGTGTCTAACGCATCATCTGTCAACTCCGACATTTCTTGCGCTACTTTGTCTAATTGACTCAAAGCTCCGGGATAGACGAATCTTGACGGCACTTTATTCAATGCTCTAATCATACCTAACCCTTGATTCCTAATACGGTGAGTTCTCATAATGACTTCACCGTTGCGCAGTGTGTAGCGATAAGGCTCAGTTCTAGGCTTGCTGTTTATGTACTGGTTAGACTTACCAGCCATATCAGCCATAACTGTTGCTGGCGATACGACGTCAACCGCGACAATGGCAGTTCTAGCTGACTTTGTAAACTTCTTAGGGTTTCTTGCCCTAATCAAAGCACTACGCGCAGGCTTGCCATTTCCCCATGTAAGGCGTCCGGGTATCTTTGCCTGTTGCATTCCATACCTCTTACCGTTTCGACGGCTTGACGAGCCTCTGAGGGGCGCTCTGAGGGGTATATTCTTACGGATACCCTGCTGAACAGGCTTGGCGATTCTCTTTTGGTTTCTGCGGAACTCTTTTAGAATCTCTTTGTCAATCTCGTTTAGCTGTTTGATAATCCAGCGATAGTCACTGATGTAAACCTCAGATTGCTGAAAAGACTCGTTTACCGCACCGACTTTACTGGTAACCGTCCTAGTACCGCGCATTACAGCCAATTTACCGCCTATCTCTGAGTCTATTTTACCCTAAAAGAAAACCGCCCCGAAGGGCGGTCTCCTATGACTTAGGGGGCTGGTTCTTTGCTACGAGCCATCTATACATAGTCCATAGCATTCTGTCGTCCAGCTGCATCAACTCTCTAGGGCTGATACCAGTCTCACAGGCTATGCCAGCAAGATACCAGTGGGCTGAGGATTCCCCTAGCCCTCGGATTTTGGGTCGTCGTCACTCGCCCCAATCTCGCCGACAGTGCTTAGCCATGCCTCGTAATCAAGCTTGGTTGACTTTGTACGTGACTCGCTGTGCCAAGCCAAGTACAGCAACCAACTCATACGAGGTTCATTGCCAATGCTTACAACGCTGATGTTGAACTTGTCCTCGAAAGCGACTAGGTCAGCAGCGTTTGCTGTGATGTCTTTTTCAGTACCGTCCTCGAACTGAATGTGCAGGTTGATTTTCATTTAGTTTCCTTATGCTGTTGCGTAAGCTACTTCACCAGTGGTTGGGAATGTCACTGAGAAGGTTGCTAGGTCACCCACAGCACCGCTGATAGGGGTGAAGCTTGTGACAAGCACCTCTGCAGTGTAGGTTGGGTTTGTTGCGGAAGCTGTAGAACCCTGTGGGTTTACTGTTACAGTTCCGATAGTTCCGACTAGGTCAGCGAAGAGTTCTGAAACTCCACCTGTTCCAAAGTCATTGTGGAAATCGAATGAAACCTGTCCACTCTTCAATCCACCGATTACTTCTGTCCAGCCAGCGCTTCCGAAGTCGGTTGTCTCGACCTCGGCTGAGTTGATGACCAGCTCAGCGCGAGCGCAGGCGTCAGAAATGTCCGTACCATTAAAGGTCACGTGTGTTCCGGTAACGACGTACTTTGCCAATTTATTCTCCTTATGCGTATACAACTACTGAAAACTCAGCAGCCAGATACTCTTGGTCATTCAGTTGCAGAGAGCCGATATTGTTCATGCTTGCCACGCGAACGTCGTAAGCATTACCGTCAAGGCTCTTATCCGATTCTACAGCAAGTTTGATACTTGAAGCACCACCTTGCGAGCAGTATTCGTCTAGTTTGCGCTGAGCATGTCTCTCCGCTGCCCTTCCAACAATTACCATAACAGTAAAGTTGAAAAGCGTCAACCCTTGTTGAAACGCCTCATCGTAGTTGACAGTATCCAGCTGTACAACTGCTATCGGCGGATTCGGGTTGTCTGGTAACTCCGCGCTCGTTCGGAGACCAGAAATTGTGCCTATGTTCGTTGCTATTGCACTACGAACTGCATTTATGTCTGTCAAGCCATCCTCAATCTGCAGAATGGGTCGAGTAGCTTGGCGATGTCTGGGTCAATGTTAGATACCCTGATTACACCTAAGTCTGAGAAGCCAGCTACACCTAGCGGGCTGTCATAGCGCTTGTACTG